TTATTTGATAGTATCGCAAATCCGCATCGTCCAGGGACCGGGCACAGTATTATCGACAATATTCGACGGCCCGCTCTCGTTGCCTGATGTATCGAAAGCCGTAACATACCACCAGTGCGGCCCTTCAACTCCAGTATGGGTATATTGCCTTGCCGCTGGATCATTAATTGCTTCCACCAGTTCAAAGCCTGTTTCCGGATCTGCGCTGCAATAAATTTTAAATCCCTCGAGATCCTCTTCCACCACGTCTTTGTCCCACGCCATAGTAACATCTGCCGCCATCGCAGTGCCACGGACAAACGAGTTTGTCCATGCCACCCAAACCAAGAAAAATATCAATAAACTTCTAACCAAAAAGCTCATCTCCGAACCTCCTTTCAAAATATTGGTCGATCGATCGATATGTTCCATCTTCATCCCTCCACCAGGTGGCACGGCGCTGACAGAGGGTCAACGGCCTGGTGTCGACGTGTATCCCAGGACTATTCCAGTAGGGATAAAATCCGATGCCGCTCCAGAAGTACCGGCAAGCGATCAGAAACTGCTCAAGGACGTCCAGCGGTTCCCTGGTCACCACATCCCGGATCACCGCGTCCTGCGCCCTGCCCTTTGGATGCTGCGACGCCGGGTTTTTGGGGCGCTCGGCCCAGGTTTCGCCCAGGGTGATGATAATCCTGTTCTTACCTACCCGCCGGCGATGGAGATCTTCCTCGTGCCGCATGCCGTCCATCATCTGCACGGCCAGCAAGTCCATCCTGTCCGGGTGCGTATACTCGGATCGCTTAAAGTGCCTGATGCGCTCCCATTCGATCATGGCTTCGCTCCCTTGAACACACGGACAAACGAGCCTGCCCGCCATCGCGAGCCAGGCGTGGTCGCTCAGGCGAGGCGGGCGGGTTTGTCCATGCCACCCCTTAATTTCTGTTCAACCGCCGATCCATTGACTTGATAAGCGTAGATAGTTGGGTTAGAGCCTGGGTCGATTTATCCTGACCCTCTCTGACCCTTTCGGCAAACTGCCAACATTCCTTTTTGTGGCTCGCTATTATCCTGGTTAAATACCGCCAGAGCACGGCTACGGCCCCCGTGAGCAGGACGAAAAGAATGCCAAGTGCAGCCGCTTGAGCCCAGGCATATTCAAGTATTGTCGGCATTTTTTATTTAATTGACCTCCCACGGACAAACAAGCCTGCCCGCCATCGCGAGCCAGGCGTGGTCGCTCAGGCGAGGCGGGCGGGTTTGTCCATGCCACCCTTCGGTCACTGGTCACTGGTCACTGGTTTACTAATGACCAATGACTAATGACTATCGATCTTAGAATACCGTCTTCCAGCTATCTCCGATATTTTGCTGAATTGAAATGACATCCGACTGACATTATTCCCCGCCTCCCCCCAGGAGCTCCGCATAGTACTTAAACGCCTGCACTAATTTTTCTCTATCCCTTTGGATTCAAGTCGCTTCGCTCCAGTATCCAGGTGTCAGTGTTCAGTGTTCAGTGTTCAATGTTCAGTGTTCAAGAATCCTGAAACCTGACACCTGGCCACTATCTTCTCAATAAGCCGGCTGCAAAGCGGCCGCTTTTTCCTCGATTGCGCCTTCCACCAGGGTCCTGAGCTCGGGAAACTCCTCGAGCAGCATATCCCTGGCCATTGCCCTGAACGCATAAACGTGCGTCAGGATCATCGACGCCTTTCCCCCGTCTGGGCCGTCGCTCTGTCTCTGGTATTCCGGGGATTCGATCAATTGCTCCAGCGTCTCCTTGAGGCCCAGGTTGGTCCTTGGATGTTTTGCCTCGTTTCCGGCCAGGACCAGGTACCGGTCGTATTGCTCAGGCGCAAGCTCAACTCCGTGGGCTACCCTGGACGGCATCGAAAGCGGCAATTGCAGCCTGATCATCTCCTCGCTTACCGGCGCTTCTTTTTTCTCTGACGTATAAACCGGCGATACAATATCCGGTCCCAGGCCGCCGCTCAATATAATCGGTTCCCCCCAGAGATTGCGGCGGGGCGGAAGATCATCCGAATATCCGGGTATCCTGGACCTGATCTGATCAAGCATGGAATTCGCCTGTCTAAGCTCTGGATCCACGACCCGCTCGACCTGTGCCACTCCGGTAGGAACCACGGTTCCCACGAATCGCTCGACATATCTCTCTCCGTACCTGTCCGGATCACTCATCACATTGAGCAGCTCGGATACTCCCCTGAGCCAGGTCTTGCTCGTTACGTTTTTTGAGATCGCCATCACCATGGCTGATGCCAGCTCGTCCGTTTCCATCTCTTCCGCCTGCCCGGCAATCTCCGCGTAATCAGCCGCAACGCCTAAAAGCATGCCTGCCGGCTCCAGGCGGGCATAGGAATAATATTTGCCGCCAATCTTGATGGAGTAGGGCTGCCAGCCGGTGTCATACAAGAGACTTTTCATCTTCGGATCGGACGGCCCCCCTCCCGTAATATGACCCTCGGCGGCCATCGTGGCTGCCCCGGCCATGATCGCGGAACCAAGGGATACCCGGGCGAGCGCAAGATCCCGGCGAGCGCCTCCCGCTTTTATGTCCGCACGGATCGCTTTTGAGAGCAGCCCGAGCGGAGTCCGCTCGACCATGGCGAACTTCATGATATTTACGGGCGTGCGGATGAAAGGAACCACGAGCCTTAAAGCCGGGTTTTCAACGGCTGCCCGCTGAAGGTGCCTGGCCAGACCGGTCACTTCTCTCGTAAACGTCTGGTACCGGGACGCATCGATCGCAGCCAGATGAATGTCATCCGGGGGGTTGTTGATAATCTCCTGGATCCGCTCCGCTGCCTTTTGTCCCTTGAGCCCTTCCGAGCCTGCCTGCCTGAACGCCCTGGCCCGCAGCTCCATCCGGTACCCTATGGCCTTGAAAAATTCGTCTTCCGCCATTAACGCCCGGCCGGGTACGCGCACCACTTCACCAAGCAGATCCACGGCCCGGCCTGTGGTTCCGCTCAGCTCCAGGGACTCCGCGCTGATCGCCCTGTACTTTCTCGCCTCTATTTTCGACAGCACATCTGTCGGCTCTCCGGTTCGAAGCGCACGCCAGCCCAAACGTAACCCGTCCTTCAGACCTTCTATCATCCCGAATGCCTGGGCCAGGGCTTCCCGCTCGAGTATCTCCTGTTTCCCGGGCAATACCCTGCCAAAGAAGCTCGCTGTCAGCCGTTCCGGGATCTGCCATATGGCGGTCAGGGAATTCGACAGCGTGTTGACAGCGTGCGTCTGAGGCCCCGAGAGCAGGCCGTTTATCCAGGCCTCGAGGAGCACATCGGACGTTGTGGCTTTTTGCATCTGCCGTACGGCCGTGCTGATCTGCCCGGGGGTTTCCAGCCCGGCAATCTTTTCGGCAAGATCGTCCGTCATTTCCCTGGTACCCATGCCGTCCAGAAACTCCTGGATCTGCTTCAGCTTGACGGCGTCTCCGGCCGCCTGGATCCGGAACGCCTGAAGCGCCCTGCCGGCCTCTGCGGTCATACCGGAGACCTGGGCCTGTATCCCGTAGTGAAGATTCAAATGCTTCCTGAACGCGAACTTGTCCATGTCCGATGCATCCGGGGCCCGGGCCTTGTTTGCGAGCTCCACTAATTTCCGGCCGGAGGCCTCCAGGATCTGCCTGGCCGCCAGGGCTTCATGGGCGTTGAACGCCTGGCCGACCCGCCGGCTTAGAAGGTCTTCCGGGCTCATTCCAAGATCGTCCGCCAGTCTCTGCGTCTCTATATTCGTTACGGTCTCGCGCCTGGCCGCTTCTATGCCGGGCTCATATAGCTTGCCGACCTTTGCGATCGCCTTTTTCACATCATCCGGAGACTCGATCCTGGCCAGGTTGATATTGACGGCCCTCTCCGGAGTTTCTTCTATGCGTAACTGAAAGAACGCCTCAGCTTCTTCCTTCTTTGCCGGCGAAATGAGCGGCTTCTTTGGATCCCCCTCGACTTTGCGGAAATCAAACGACGCCTCCCCTTTTTCCGGAATCACGGCCTCTTTCTCAAAACCCTTGAGTGGTTCCGTCCGTTTATTCAGATCCTCGACCACCTGGCCGGTCAGATCATCCTCGATCTTGCCGGTCTCCAGGCCCTTCCGGACTTTGGCCCTAACCGCATCAACAGCCTCCACGGCCGGCCTGACGCCTCCTTTAGTGAGGGTCTTCACGATTCTTTTTTCGATAATGTTTTCGACCGTGATGCCTGAAAGCATTCCTACGGTCAAACTGAACGGAAACGCCAATCTCGGATACTTCTCTCCGATCTTTTCAGTAGCCAGCCCGATCGGGTATTCCATGATCGCGCCGGATGTTCCGCCTGCCAGGCCCCTGACCATGGCACCGCCGACTTTCACGCCGGCTTTCATGGCCGTCCTGCCCGCGCCCGCAAAGCCGCCGCTGAAAGCGGACACCGGATCGATCCAGGGCTCTTTCATGCCGGAAAGCATCGTCCGGATCTCTTCGTCTGTCTTGCCGTCTTCTTTCTGCATCGAGATAAAAACCGACCGGCCGTGCTTTTTCAGCAAGCGTGCCCAGGGTGTGTCCTGCTGCTCGGCCACGCCTCTGGTTTCAAGATATCTGGAAGCCAGATCGGAAGTATCGTCGGATAATAAATCTTTCACGGTAATGGGCATTACTCGCTCCGCGTTTAAAGAGACGTTATTTGTTATAAGTTATTAGTTATTCGAATGCCGACTTCGCGAAAGTAGCTTTAGCTACGACGGCTGAAAACATATAACCGATAACTAATAACATTTTACCTTTGCTGCGAGAGTTGCTGCAAAATATTCACGCGATTATTGTAAACCTCCAGACTCTTCTTGTAGGCTTCTATCTTCCCGGTTTCGAGTTTAGATGCTTTTTCATCTATCTGTTGTCTCATATACGCCTCAACAAGGAGCCTTTCCGCCTCTTCAATGTTCTCTATGGATCCGTACTTCAAAACGGGTACCCGTGGTTTCATGTTTCCCGAGTCACCCAGGATGGCCCCCGTGGCCTGCCAGATGCCCTCGCCTTTGCCGAGTCTCAGATCCAGCTCGTTTATCGCAAAATTATAGTCCTGGATCTCGTCGGCTTTTACGAACTGACCCAGGGGGCCGTATTCCGTAATGATAAACGCCTTGATTGTATTCGCGGCCCGGGTATAGTCATGTTTTTTCTTTTCATCCTGGAGCGAATACAGCTTTTGCAGCAACGCATTCTTATGCCCGGGCGCGATCGTCTCTACATTGAGTATCCGATCTTTTATCCCGGGGGACCCGTCTCTTACGTCTTCGTTCAGCTCAAGGAGATCCTCGGGATCACTCTCTGTTCTCTCGCTCTTCAGGGCACTTTGAAGGGCCTTACCTTCAGAAAGTGACAGGGTTCCATTTAGGATTCCTTCGTCGACTTCCGGTAGTGTCAGATCTGTTTCCACCGATTCTCGACCAGGCATGGGAATCCGCACCCACATTTCCCGGGCCGCCTGTTCCTGTTTTTTCTTGAGCGCTTTTTCCCGGGCGGTCTCCGCTTTTTTTTCCAGCCGGATCGATTCCTTTCTGTTGGAGTCGAGTCGTCGCACCGCATCATCGGCAAACCGTATCAGGGCCTTTGGATCGATGTGCGGATAGTCTTTCGGATCGAATGCCCCGGGGTCATCGCGGATATCTTCCATGGCCTCGATGATATCGGCCTGCTCGAGAAAGGCGTGAAGGCCCCTTGCCCCCTCTTCCGCGTTCAGGTAGCCGACAGCGACTGCTGCTGCAGTGTCTATCCGGGCCTGATCTAAAATATTTGTCCGGGTCAGTTCGTCCGCATCGGCTAACATCCCCAGCCGGGTCGTCATATTATTGAAAAAACTGGCGCGGCCGAACTGGATCCGCTTCCGGTCCGCCAGACCCCTGACAGCGCTGGACTTGCGTATGGCAAGATCCGCAAAGTCGGTCTCAAAGGCCCGGTAAACTACGTTGTCGGTGAGCTCTTCACGGGCGCGGACCTTGATATCCTCGATCTTGTCGTTGTATTCCCGCTCGAAATTCTCGAAGTCCTGCCGGCCGGCCAGGCTGGTCTCAAAGTCCATAACCTCCTTGAGCGCGCCCGTCCTTGCATTTGATAAGTCCGTGACCCTGCGTGCCTGGAGCATCTTTGCCGCAAAATCCGCTATTACGGGACCTATCTTGGCCAGCTCCCTGTACGGCGCCGCCGCCACGCCGGGATCCATCAGCCCGGCAACCTGGGGGGCGGGTGGAGAAACCTGCGCTGTGTATGTGGGTATTCTGGGCATGGCGGTCGCTATCGCTCCGTGTTATTTGTTATTAGTTATAAGTTATTTGATTACTAATAACGAATAACTGATAACTAATAACGTCTTTTCACCCTCCCTTATTTATTCGCTTGTCCCATTCCATACAAATATCCCATCTGACCTCCTGTCGAAAGGATCGTTGACACGGCTCCGATCCGGCCCGTCAATTTGGCCATCTTTCCTTGCCAGCGGCTGGAGATCGCTTCCATTTCATAACCCCTGGCCCTGGTTTCACCCCCGTATCGAATGGCCAGGGCATCCATCTCCGCCTCTGCCGCGGTATCCGCCAATACAAGAAGCGGGGATCCTTCGAACGTGACGCCGGCCTTGGCGTAAAGAGCTCTCTGCTTTCCTTTAAAGCGCTCGGCGCCTCTGCGCAGCCTTTTTTCTTCGTATGCCGCGGTCTCGCGACTGACCCCTGCCTGGTATTCCAACAGGCGGGCATTGTATTCGCCCATCTTCGCCGCGGCCTCGCCTGCCTGGATCTGTGAGTAAGCGCTCAGTAGCCCGCCTGCGCCCATACCAATCATTGCAATTGTGACTGGATCAGCCATGAAATCACTCCGTGGTCACTTTTGCGTATCGATAATGATCCGCTTTATCCGGCCCGAACATTTTCAGCGTTCCTTCATATCGAAAACCGAGGACCTGGACCCACTCGTAATACTTAAAAGGCGAATCCGCCCGCACGGTTAATTGTATTCGATGTAAACCATAGAATCTCTGTATGCTGTTAAGCATGTGTTTTACCGTGCGGTGAAAAAACAAAGGATACTTTTCCACCAATTCAGATGCCATCAGCCACGCCTCGCCAACGCCTCGCCATACCTCGTAAATCCCTGCGCAGCCGGCGATATCGTCGCCTGCCATCATCGTGTACGCATGACAATTCGATCCTGCAAGCTGGTCAATTCGTTCCTTCAGGCCTGGAAGCGCTTCAACCGGCGATCTCGTATAACCCCGCAACATAAAGCCTTTCAGGTGATCCGGCTCAAACTTTATGATCTTCAATTGCATAGCTCGCTGTTTAAGCCCACACGGACAAACAAGTTTGTCCATGCCACCCACCATCATCAATTTTTCTGGCATTAATCATCAATCGCCAATCATCAATCATCAATCCGAGGTCCTCAATCTGGCTATGATAGCCAGCACCGTCAATGGCAGCGGTTGCTCCTGGACGATCATGATTTTTCCTTCGGTTTCCCAACCACCCTTAAACAAGATCTCCTTGTCTCCCGTGAACAGCCCAGCGGAAACATCCGCGGTATCCAGCCTATCTTCGTTCGGCCCTATTCGAAACCCAGAGCTTTCAAGCAGGCGTACTGCTACTTTCCGGATCTTCTTGATCTTACCCTGGGCCGTGCCTTCCGCGCTCCCCGCCTCGATGCGCATCGTTTGGAGCTTGCTGGTATAAGGCAACCCCACGTGTACCTTGCTGGCCGCGGTGACCAGGGTAATCGTGCCGGTACCTGACACCACCTGATCAGCGACCACGATACCGTCGGCCAGTATGGACACGGTTTTGCCCTTTAAATGATCCAGGCCGGATATTGTTGTGGCGGGTGGCCCCGAGTATGAAAGTCCCGAATCTACAAAGAACATATCCTCCAGGGCATCAACTTCTTCCGCGTTCATATACTCGATATATCTCTTGGTAACCCCGCCGATAGTGCGCTTAACCGATAGCCATAATTCGTCCCGGCCCAAACTTGGTATGCAGGCCACGGACTCCACTGCCCCGTCCGTTATGTGCCTGTGCCACGCCACTACGTCCTGATCCTTCTGGTACGTCAGCCCTAACAGCACTCCGTCGCTGCGCACGGCCCAGACGATACTGTTCGGCTCCTGTTGGTACGCCATACGGCCGGTGATCCCGCCCCTCGTGATGTGCTCTGCCAACAGCGTCAGGTCCGGTGCGGTATATCTGTCCACTTCGTACCGATAACCCAACTCCCGAACTTTGCGTTTTGCCTTTTGCACGAACAATACGGCATGTGACACCATGGTCGGTTGGATCCATGCACTGCCATGTATTGTTTCTCTGGTGACTTTAATGTTAGTGGGCGTAATAGGCTCGGTCAGTACGCTGCTGCCCGTCTTCCACTCCCCGCCGGTAGTGCCGGCTAATAATAACGGCCCTGGCGCCAACCACTGGATTGCATTCACCTGATCCGCGGCGATCGTGTATTGCACGGCGTCATCGTCATTGGTCCCAGTGGTTATGTCCTCAAAATCCCCGCTTTTAGTGGAATACTTTGTTTGCGGATTGTTCCTGGTGGAAGCGAACCATAGCCGCTCCTCGTAAAATCCAAGACACCGCGGAAAATCGTCACCGGATTCTCTATAGATCGTCACGGACGGTGAGGTGCTGTGCGCGATTGCCAGCAGGGAGCCGTCCGGGCTGAAGGCCGCGTCGATGCCGTCGCCCGCGGGCAGCGTGCCGGGGTCGGCCACCTTGGACCAGTCCGACGTGTTATAGATCGTGACGTATGGCGACGTGATGTGCGCGATGGCCAGCAGGGAGCCGTCCGGGCTGAAAGCCGCGCCATAGCCGTTGCCCGCGGGCAGCGTGCCCGGGTCGGTCACCTTGGACCAGTCCGAAGTGTTGTAGATCGTCACGTACGGTGATGTGAGATGCGCGATGGCCAGCAGGGAGCCGTCCGGGCTGAAGGCCGCGCCATAGCCGTTGCCCGTGGGCGTCGTGCCGGGGTTAGTCACCTTGGACCAGTCCGACGTGTTGTAGATCGTGACGTATGGCGACGTGGTGTGCGCGATGGCCAGCAGGGAGCCGTCCGGGCTGAAAGCCGCGCCGACGCCGTCGCCCGTGGGCAGCGTGCCGGGGTCGGTCACCTTGGACCAGTCCGATATGTTATAGATCGTAACAAATGGTGATACGTCGTGCGCGATGGCCAGGAGCGAGCCGTCCGGGCTGAAAGCCGCGCCGATGCCGGTGCTCGTGGGCAGCGTGCCGGGGTCGGTCACCTTGGACCAGTCCGATGTGTTATAGATCGTAACAAATGGTGATACGTCGTGCGCGATGGCCAGGAGCGAGCCGTCCGGGCTGAAAGCCGCGCCATAGCCGTTGCCCGTGGGCAGCGTGCCCGGATTTGCCACCTTGCTCCAGTCCGATGTGTTGTAGATCGTCACGTACGGTGATATGAGATGCGCGATTGCCAGCAGGGAGCCGTCCGGGCTGAAGGCCGCGCCGCGGCCGATGCCCGCGGGCAGGGTGCCCGGATCGGTGAGCTTATCCCAGCTAACGATAAAGGGATCCGAGGTAGGAAGATACCTGGTTAATAGCCACGCAGTATGCCCCGTGCGGCTAAGCTTCCTGGTCTTATATGACGGGTGGGTGATCCACATCACATCCGCGCTCTGGGCGAACTGGAGCTGCGGAAGATCCCCCTCTTTATACGGCGTAGGGATTTCATAGATATTTCCGGCCCCGTAAATTGTCATGTACGGTGATGTGTAATGCGCGATGGCCAGCAGGGAGCCGTCCGGGCTATAGGCCGCGCCGTAACCAACACCCGCGGGCAGCGTGCCGGGGTCGGTCACCTTGGACCAGTCGGACGTGTTATAGATCGTCACGTACGGTGACATGCTATGCGTGATTGCCAGCAGGGAGCCGTCCGGGCTGAACACAGCGTCCCAGGCTATACTCGTGGGCAACGTGCCGGGGTTAGCCACCTTGCTCCAGTCGGACGTGTTGTAGATCGTCACGTACGGTGACATGCTATGCGCGATTGCCAGCAGGGAGCCGTCCGGGCTGAAGGCCGCGCCCCAGCCGGTGCCCGCGGGCAGCGTGCCGGGGTCGGTCACCTTGGACCAGTCGGACGTGTTGTAGATCGTCACGTACGGTGATGTGAGATGCGCGATTGCCAGCAGGGAGCCGTCCGGGCTGAACACAGCGTCCCAGGCTATACTCGTGGGCAACGTGCCGGGGTCAGCCATCTTGCTCCAGTCGGACGTGTTGTAGATCGTCACGTACGGTGATGAGACATGCGCGATTGCCAGCAGGGAGCCGTCCGGGCTGAAGGCCGCGCCCTGGCCGTCGCCGGCGGGCAGCGTGCCGGGATCGGTGACCTTGCTCCAGTCCGAAGTGTTGTAGATCGTAACAAATGGCGAAGTAGTGTGCGCGATTGCCAGCAGGGAGCCGTCAGGGCTGAAGGCCGCGCCGCAGCCGGTGCCCGTGGGCAGCGTGCCCGGGTCGGTCACCTTGGACCAGTCCGATGTGTTGTAGATCGTCACGTACGGTGACGTGCTATGTGTGATTGCCAGCAGGGAGCCGTCCGGGCTGAAAGCCGCGCCCCGGCCGATGCCCGTGGGCGTCGTGCCCGGGTTGTTCATGGGTTTTTTGATCTGTCCCTTGTTCATATAGAACCGGGCATATCGATCCCCGAACTCGATCGCGTACGCTTGCTCCGTGGAGAACTCGAAGGGTACCAGCCGCACTTTTTTGTCATGGTCCTTTACATCCGCCACGTACCTCGTACCCGGCCTGCGCGTGGCCCCGCCCTGCGGCCAGACCATCATGTTCTCCAGGACGGCGCAGCCGTTGTAATACTTCGAAAAATCCACCCGCGCGTCGAGCCGTGGCGATAGCTCGCCGGCGGTAAAATTCGTCAGGATTGGACTGGCTTTGGGCATAGGTCGCTACGCGTGTAAAAAGACGTTATTCGTTATTAGTTATTAGTTATTAGTAACTACACAGTCCAAAGTTCTGTCATTCCTGCGGAAGCAGGAATCCATAACCAAGTCGCTTCGCGTCTAAGAAAGATGTTATTAGTAATCAAATAACTTATAACCGATAACCAATAACGTCTCTTTATCATCTCCTTGCGTTAATCCACGTATCCGCCTGGATCTCTTCCGGCGTTCCTTCCTGGCCGTCGATTGATCTCGCCTCTGTCAGCGCGTGCTGGTAGAGTCCCCATTTTGCTTCCGCCATCGTGTTCGAGTCCGTAATCGCATACGCCAGGTCGCAGGCGAGCCGTGCCGCGATCGCCTTTTTTAACAGGGCATCGAATTCAGCCACATTCTCGCGGCGGGCAATATAGAGAATATTCGCCGTACCCTCATTGGTCAGCAGTTTTCTTCCCTCGATCTTGAATTCATAATCGAGGTGTTCCATCTGTAGCACCCGGAGGCAGTACGGATCAGCGGGGAGCTGGTACTGACTAGCGTAGCCCCAGGCCGGGGATTTCCCGAGCAATGCAGTGTTGTAAACGGTAACATACGGCGTTATCGCGTGCGCGATGGCCAGGAATGAACCGTTGTGGTTGAACGCCGCGCCATACCCGATGCCCAGAGGCAGGGTGCCATCAGTCACCTTGGACCAGTCCGACGTGTTGTAGATCGTGACGTATGGCGACGTGGTGTGCGCGATGGCCAGCAGGGAGCCGTCGGGGCTGAAGGCCGCGCCATAGCCGTTGCCCGTGGGCAGCGTGCCCGGGTCGGTGACCTTGGACCAGTCCGAAGTGTTGTAGATCGTAACAAATGGTGACGTGTGGTGCGCGATGGCCAGCAGGGAGCCGTCCGGGCTGAAAGCCGCGTCGACGCCGTTGCCCGCGGGCAGCGTGCCCGGGTCGGCCACCTTGGACCAGTCCGAAGTGTTGTAGATCGTAACAAATGGCGAAGTAATGTGCGCGATGGCCAGCAGGGAGCCGCCCGGGCTGAAGGCCGCGTCCATGCCGTTGCCCGTGGGCAGCGTGCCCGGGTCGGTCACCTTGCTCCAGTCGGACGTGTTGTAGATCGTAACAAATGGTGACGTGAAATGCGCGATTGCCAGCAGGGAGCCGTCCGGGCTGAAAGCCGCGCCATAGCCGTTGCCCGTGGGCAGCGTGCCCGGGTCGGTCACCTTGGACCAGTCCGAAGTGTTGTAGATCGTAACAAATGGCGAAGTAGTGTGCGCGATTGCCAGCAGGGAGCCGTCCGGACTGAAAGCCGCGCCACGGCCGATGCCCGTGGGCAGCGTGCCCGGGTCGGTCACCTTGCTCCAGTCGGACGTGTTGTAGATCGTAACAAATGGTGATACGTCGTGCGTGATTGCCAGCAGGGAGCCGTCCGGGCTGAAAGCCGCGCCCCGGCCGATGCCCGTGGGCAGCGTGCCCGGGTCGGCCAGCTTGTTCCAGTCGGAAAGAGCTGCCCGCTCCATGCACACATTCCACGGGTGTGCCCGCTGCACGGCGTCACGCGAAGAATCGTACAGGAGCTTGCAATGCCTGGCCTCCTTGGAGTCCTCATCGAGGTCCATGATCGTATCCGCCCCGATCAGGACCAGGGCCTCGTTGCACAGGTCGACGACGCTGTTCATGGCTTCGCTCCGCTTCGCGTTATTTGTTATTAGTTATTAGTTATCAGTAACCGAATAACGATTAACTGATAACTAATAATGTCTTTTCGCTCTTATGCCCGGATTGTGAGGAACACAAATCCCGAATCGGTCGTGTCCGTTACCCAACCGGTATTACCGATCACCTCCGTTGCGAGGGTGCCCTGGATACCGGCTGAACCGGCCGCGGCGACATCCCGCCTGACATTGGTGCCGGCGGTAAGGGCGGTCAAGTTCAGCACGTTTGCCATGCCGTACGTCTGCAAAAAACCATAGCCGGCTATTGCAATGGGCGAGACGGCAACCCCGACGACCAGGCCTGACGGGGTCGTAATGGGGGCCTGGATAACATCCTCGTATATATTCTTCAGAATGCTTATCCGGGACGACGTCAGAAGCGCCCTTTGCAACGGCTCGCAAAGAGTGAACACTATGGCCCCGGCCGCGCCGGCCGGATGGGACAAAATCTCGTATGTATCGCCCATTGCGGCCGCGGCATCGCCGTCGGTGATACCGAACTCACCGCCGCCGAATTGATTCTTCGTCACCGTGTCCGTAACCGTCGTGACGGAAGCTTCGACCAGACCTTTCGCGGTCGCGGACGGCGTGAGGTCATGCTGAATCACACTTACGGACCCGCCGAATGCCGCGCTCTGGATCACATCGCCCACTACGAGCGCAGCCGCACCGGCATGGGCGTAGACAAACGTCTTGCCCCTGTTTCTCCATATCGACCCGAGCGGAAACTGCTGAACAGTGTCCGGTATGCGTACGTTTATAAAGGGCTTTCCGACAATTTCCAGGTCGTGTAAGGCCCATCTTTCTTCATTATCCATATCGAATCCTCCTTGCCCGGCAAAGCCGGGAGTTAATTGTTATTCGTTATCAGTAACCGAATAACGATTAACTGATAACTAATAACGTCTTTTACTACCCTTCCTGGCAGATCACTTCCACGACCTTCTTTTCTTCCATCCTGGTCGAGCCGATGGCCTCGGAGTAATACACCTGGGTCGAATAATTCTTGTCGGGCCGCTCGTCTATCCTGGGCACCGGCTCTTTTCCCACTGCCAGGAGTATGCCGTCCTCCGCCCAGGCGAAACAGCTCCTGTCACCGCTGCCGCCGCCCGTGGTGGTTCTGTCCAGGGGGAGCCTTTCGGACCTCTTGAACGTAAAGCCGAGGAAGGTGTTGATCTTGCCTTCTACGAGGGCTTTAACGGTGTTGTAATCGGCGCTGGTAACCAGTGTGATGGCGAGCAGGTCGGTCAGGATGTTTGAGGGGCACATAAAATAGCGCTCCATGTCCTCATCGACTTCCGCTGCGTCCAGCATCTCCTTTGCCTGAACCAGGTGGGGAACCGTAATCGTCCCCGAGATATCTATCTGCTGAGACGCTGGGAACGTTACCGGCGTAGCGCCCGTCTCGCCGGTATAGGCAATGGCGGTCGCGGCTGTGATGATCTCATCGTCCATTGCCCTGCCCATGGCGAAGGCCGCGTTCTTGGCATAGCCTGACTCCGGATCGATCAGCATCTTGACTTTGTCGAGATCGTCAATCAGGTCCGCCCAGTCGTAATCGTTGAGCGTGACGCGACGCCTCGAGTGTGGAGTGGAGATCAGGGGTGTGTCCCCGTGGCGCTCGGTTCTTTTACGAGCAGTGGTCGCACCGATCTGGTCGTAAAAGGCGTTTTTGCCGGTCTGGGGCTCTTCGCGGACGCACTTTCTGAGACGGCTGCCCTTTTGCTGGCTCAGGAGTTGAACGTTGCTTCCGTACTGCTGTACGAACGCCGTTGTGATTTGAAAACTCATAGCGAGTTCCTCCTTTCGATTGTTGTTGTACGCAACGTCGATCAGAGCTACCCGCTATGAGAGCGGACCCTTCCTGTCGTGCAGAGCTGTTAAGCCCGGACCCGTGGAAGAGCTACCCGGTTTACTTCTTTGGCTTTGGTTCCAAAGACTCCTGATCTTTAGAAGCTACCTTCGTCACCAAGCCAAAGAAACTTCTGGCATCAGCCATGGCATCGCTGGTCGTATACACCCCCATTCGAGCCCTGGCCATCGCCGCAATCTCCAAACATCTAAGCTTGATTTCAGATTCAGTCATTAGTCGCTTCGCTCCAGCCCGCAGGGCGGGCGTTATTGGTTATTAGTTATTGGTTATTCGGTTACTTATAACTTATAACCGATAACGAATAACCTCTTCTCACTCATTTCTCACTCGTCGGATACGCAAACGAATACAGTTCCTGCATTCTCTTGACGGCCGGGGCGCGTATCGTGGCATCCCTGTTCTGGTACCGCGCCATAAAATCCTTATCGCCCTTCAGCTCTGCAATGCGCGCCTGGGCGGCCTCGGGCGTCAGCACGTCGAATTCCCTGCGGCCGGTGCCTCTGAGCGTATCTTCGCTGAAATTCTCCGCGACTTTGCCTAAGAAGCGAATAAACCGGGCGTCATTGTTGATGCCGGTCTCTTTGAGATAATTTTTCAGCTCCTCATCACCATAGGTGTTGATCATCGTCTCGATCTGGTTGAATTTGGTGTCGAACGCCTTGCCCCAATCCGTGCGAAGTTGCTTTGTCGCGCTGGCCACGGCCTCCTCGTTCTCGCGAACAGCATCGTTATATTGCTTGATCTCATCTTCCATATACCAGGTATACTGGCCACTGAGCTGTTTGGCCGAAAGGCCCAGTTTGTGCGCATTCTCACGGAATGCCTTTACGCGCTCCTCGCTCAACGGAAAGTTCTCAGGCATGTTGTCCGGATTCTTGAGCTCATATTTGTCGCTTGTTTCCGGCCGGCCGAGCTTCGTATAAAAAGCGGTTATTTCTTCATCGCTCGCCCCGTCCTTCGGGATCACGACCTTGTCCGCCCCGACCATACCCTGGGCATGTATGTAACTCTTGGCCAGCCCTGCCACATCCGCAATGTCCTTTAAAGACGCATCGCCCCGCATATCCTCCGGGAGCTGCTCTTTCCAGTCAGTTTCTTCACCCATTTGTTTCCTCCTTGGTATTCAGATTTGCTGACACCCGACATCTGAATACTTATCTTTTTCTCAATTTCCTCAGTGTAAGGGCTAATCTGGCCCGTTGGCCGAGCTTTCCACCTTTTCCGGCCGCTGCCCTAAGATCCTTGACCAGGATCGTCCTTCCCTGCTTTACCCCCATTTGCCGGTGCAAAGCCCCGGGCTTTTTTATCGCTTGCTGGATCCATTTTCTCTTTCTGAATGCCATTTGATTTCCCACGGACAAACAAGTTTGTCCATGCCACCCTATTCTACGTAGAGGCGGGTTTATCCCCCGTCCTTCTTGGGTAGCAGTCGCAACTTCAATCCGCCTTGTATGATCTTGCTGATTTCAAATTTACTGCCTCGCAGTTCAACTATTTCACCTTCTTGAAAAGTTCCGCCGAACTTAGGATATAGTTTTCTTAATTCTTCTAATTCCACTTTGGTCTGAAACATTTCAAATTTTCCTTCACCTGTATCCACGGCTATCTCCTTCCGTTTAATTATTGTTTTTCAATCATCAATCGACAATCATCAATCCTCAGTGTATTCCTGCAACTTCTCAACATCCTTCACCTGGAGCATATCCAGAATCATCAGCCCCATGTTTCGCTCGCCTTCGCGGAATATCGCAGCCTCCGGGCCGTGCTGCGGTAAATAACTCGTATGAAAGACATGGCCTTGCTCCAGGATCCATGAGAGGACTCTTTTGCCGTGCTCCGAGCCGAAAGTCAGCCCGAAATCTATCCGGAGCTGTTTTTCCCTCTCCGCCGGATCTTCATACTCTTTCCTACGTCGCAGCCGGAACATGTCTTCGCTCCCCTTCGCGTTATTTGTTATCAGTTAATCGCTATTCGGTTACTAATAACTAATAACTTATAACAAATAACTTAACCCATCCCCGCCGGAACATCGACACCCGCCTTTTTCAGTGTTGCGATCCCGCCGACCAGCTTGGCAAGATCCTCCTTCTGGACTTCTTGCTCTGATACCTTTTGCCGGGCGGTGCGGATCTCCCTGATAGTTCGCTTGTCTCGCCTCGCTCTCTGCGGAAATGCGTGGACGTCCGCAATCACGTCGAATAGCTCATCAGGATTTACATTATCCGCCATCTCCGGGAACATCTCCAGGTACGGACCGACATCGGCGAACGTTTGCCTGACCGCCTTCACCTCGTACATTCTCTGCACGCGGGCCAGTAGGCTCACGTATTCCACGACAACTTTTTGGCCGCGCAGGATTTCGGGCGGGGGAGGATAATATCCCCGGCGCATCAGAATTCCGAAAACGCGGTCCATCAAGGGGTCAAGCTTTTCCGATATGGCCCTGGTAAGCACGGGTCCAAGGATCGACATCCGCTCCTGTACGCGCTCGATCACCTCCGTAGCGGTCATTTCCGGCCGTTCGGTCAACATCAGGAAAAGATCCACGAACATCGATTGATTGATCGACTTGCGACGCTGATCTTCCATCTGGAGTCCTAACCGAACATCGCCGCCCAGCTTTATGGTTTCGGGTTTCATCCCGCCCGCCCACGCGGAAGCCCGGATGTACAGGATCCCGCCCGGTACGGTGCGCACCGTACCCACCACGCCGTCATCGGGCAGCATAATAGGCGGGTCGACAGCTTTCTGGGCGCCCTTCAGGGTGGTTTTCGACATCTCGTTGAGCATCTTTACATCCGGTAGGGCAATCATGGCGGCGGATCTGCCGTAAGCCTCCCCAGCGCCCTTCAGCCAGCGGCTCACGATGTATGGCATCTCGTGATAGCCGCCCTCTGAAATCAATCGTTTCTCCTTTGTGTTTATGTAAATACTGGCCCAGGGCATGTTCAACCGGTCCCTTTTGCGCGAATCATACTCGTCTCTGGGCAGTACGACGTGTATGAAATCGAATTCGTTATCAGGCTTTTTATCTGCCTCTTTGACAATTTTTGTACCAAGATTCGTGGGCCCCCAGTCCTGTATCGCCTGGCGCGCAGTCATCGGAAAGCTGCGAAACAATGTATCTACGCGTCCCTTGCTGTCTTCCGCTATGCAGCATTCGGAAATGTGGCGATTTTGAAACCGAACAATATCTTTGGGATCTTCGTCTATGTAGAGTATGGACGTGCCGATGCTCGCGTCATCTAAATATGATTCATGCATCTCGTTTCCGAAATTAGAACCGTTGAGTACATTATAAGTTCTGCGTTCCGTTTCCTGAAGCCATGCCTTGACTTCGTGGATCTCCATTAAACTGTCGTCTTCGGTCTTGAATGCGAACCATTTGTTGACCGAGCTGGTAAGATAATTACTTAACCCCGCGCCCAGGATATCGAGCGCCCGGAACGCAGTGGAGTCATATATTTCAGACATGCGCTTTTCCCCGGGCATGCCCTTGCGAGTTATCGTCGCCTTGCGCGGAATAAAATTGTTGCATATTTCCTGCCAGTGGCTTTCCCAGGTAGCCCGGGCCGATTTTAGGTTATCCCGCCGCTTGATAAACTCTTCTATTTTTTTATCGATAGCCATAGCTCACTTTGAGGGTGGCATGGACAAACTTGTTTGTCCGTGTCACTATGTTCCCAATAACGTCTTTCTCGTCGTAGGCGCTTGATCCGACACTCCCAATGGAGACGTCAAAATCGTGGATCGCCGGCCACGCCGTTTCCTTAACATCAGTAGCTCCTGGCGCCTCGCTTCTTTTACCTCCGGGCTTTCTACTGTCGGTGGCTCTGGCAGTGTCAATATTGTCTGGGGGATCTCGGGTATCACGGGCATCATCTCACCCAACTCTTTAACGCCCTTATATACCAAGCCTAGCGGCCCCACGGCCGTCCAGCCCCACTTCCTCGTAGCCCTCTTGAAGGTTTTCTTGATCTTTCTGGTAGTCCTCTTGAAGCTTTTCTTGACCTTTTTCCAAGTCCGTCCTAAGCCCATATATCCATGCTCCTTTCAAATAACCGATAATCAATTTCCAAACATATTGTAGTCCGTCACCTGCTGGGTCTGCTGGTTATGCAGCTCAAGCGACGGGTAAGTCACGTGCAGATTTTCGTCCTCTATCCGGGACATGCAATCAAGCATGTCAAAGTGCGTACAAAACGGGAAAAAATTATATTCTTCTTCGATGAAGATTTTTACCAGGTCAACGCTCGGCTGGCCATTTGCGATCGGTTTGTAAATCAGCTTGGACGGAAGATAAAACGCCCCGTTCTGAAATGTTGGCTGGAGGCGCTTGATGCGGTCCGTCTTTTTGGTCTGGCCGGCCAGCGGGATCAGGTTGAAATAGACCTTTGTGTCGCGCTTTTTCTCCTCGATGTACGCGGTATCCGCCTGCATGCCGTACTTTTCGTAGCCGATCGCCGAAATGGGCGCATGGTTTTCGATCAGTCCCTTGAGCTTAACCCATCGCTCGTTCAAGCCTAACTTGTCGAACACCATGTCGAGGAGAAACCGGTTCCGCAGGGCGTCGACGCCGATCACGGCCATGCAGGTATAGTCCGAGTCTTCTTTTTTCTCGTGAGCAGGATCCACGAGCAGGTATTTGTTCAATCGAGCTGGAAGCGCTCCGTAATACCTGAGCCATTTCTCCCGGAAAATTTGATCTTCGTCAGCGACAGGCTTTAAGAGCTGCTGGCAGGCAAATATATATTTGCCCTGTTTTCTCTTGAGTTCGGCCAGGCGAGCCGAAGTAAGAAAAACCGGATTCCCGCGGCGATCGATCGCGGGCTTGATGCGCACCTTGTGATTGCCCTGCTTTTTGAGATGCACGTACGGGTCCGCCCAGTGATAATGGGTGCCGCAGATCCGCTCGGTGCCGCCGTCGGTACCCAGGGATTGTGACAGCTCGTAGGCGTCGATGGTTTTCTTGATTTGGTCGGATGTGCTTACCGACTCTTTTGTTACGATATCGTCATAGATACGTATGGTGAAATGCTTGCTGGTCGGCTGGCCGTCCACGAGACCCCAGGCCTCGACCGTGGACTCGTTGTAGGTGGATTTCCTTTTGACGATAATCCCGTCATCCTCGGACCATTTCGGGGACTGTTTTTTGGGATTGACATAAAAAACATCGGGAAACCAGCGCTTAAACCACGGATCGGCCTCCAGCGTTTGTTTGATCTGGCGGAGAAAAGCCTTTGCAATGGGCCGAGTGTGGCTGAATATACTAATCCGTTCCTCGGGGTTTTTCATGATTTCCTGGATCGGAAGAGCCAATGTGAGGATTGTGCTCTTGTAATGCTCTCTGGCCCAAAGATCGAGCGTGTTGTCATGATCTTGTTCTACCTGGCGAATAACATCGATCACGAACGACTGATTACAGTCCGTGCGGCCCAGGCCGAAATAGAGGAGGAAAAAGAGATCGTCCAGGCAAAGAGACCTATACGTGGACCGGCCCTTGATCTTACCGGCTGCCACATACGCAAAAATCTCGTTATAATCGTGTTTATAATTCGCGTCGGGTATAGGTTTAAAATCAAGCATTCGCTTCGCTTCACTCCGCTTCAGGTTTCAGAGTGGCATGGACAAACTTGTTTGTCCGTGTATTCCTGGACACTATCTCCCACCAACTCAATGTTTAGTGGTGACCTGTTGCTGATCCCTGATTCCTTCCATGTCTTTCCTGAATTGTGTTAAATCAACCGGGTGATCGTCATCACCCCGGCCACTCGGATCCTCCAGGAGCCCGGCGTATTTCAACTTTGTATCGATGATTTTAATCACGCGGTCCGCGGCCGCCAGACGATTTCTCGGATCCATTACCTCCGGGGGGATTTCTACCTTGCCGTCGCCGTTGCAATCCGGGCAGGGCTCCATCCTAATTTGTGGCTCCTGGAGGTAAAGGTTCTTGATCTTGCCGGTACCCTTGCAATTCTCGCAAGGTTGTGTGGCAGGCTCGCTATTCGGATCTTTGTTGAAGTTCGGTAGGGCTACGCCAAGAAAGTATTTCTCCAGCCGCTCGAGGGCTTCGAGGTCCTGAGGTAAGACCACCTCGATGTGCTCATCATAAACCTTTTTAGTCTTCTGTGCCCGGGCACGGCGCACGCCCTGGAGCCACCGGGAAATTGTCGGTCGGCTAACAGTGTAGGCGCCGACGGCCTCCTGATTCAGGATTTTGGAAATCTCCTCATCGGTAAGCCCATCACCGCACAAGGCGAGAATGCGATCCCCAAGCTGAAATTTATCAATTTTGTTTAAACCAGGCATAGAGAACCAATAGTGTTCAGGTGTCAGGTGTCAGAGTGGCACGGACAAACTCGTTTGTCCGTGTATTCCTGGACACTCATCAACATCTGAATCCAGAAATCTTCCGGGCGCACCCTGGGTTGTGGTCCCCACCATGTACCCAGGGTCGCGAGGCGCGCCCGGAGATTTTGATTTTTTGCCTAAATCTTATAACACGGGTTTTTTGGAAGGAAATTTGGAAGGGAAAAAAGGGGTGTATTATATTGTGCTATATCACCTTAAAATATATTAACTGATAGCAAAAAACTTTCATTTTTTCCTTGACAATCCGCAAAATGAATAAAGACGTTAAATCTATTGGACTATATCAATCAAACTATGACATGATTTACATTTAAGAGCCGGCACATACGTCTATGGAGTCGACAACGATGAGAATAAAGTCTCTTAAGAAACTGGAGATAACAGCAGGCACATATATCATCTCTGTAGCACAGATAGGTCTTAATTTTTTCGTATGAATAATAATATTTTCCACAAGATGTGCACTTCTTCTGTTTCTCAAGTTCCGAGATAAGTGGTTCATCGATAAAAAAAGCCATACCTTGTGGAATGATATCTTCATGGTCAGTATACTCAGTATATAATTCATGCCATTGCATATAATTTTACCTCCGAATCGGCACTATCATAGCAACCAAAGAATCCTCTGAAAGTTTTCCTCCCTCGGCCGTGGGAACCATATGAGAACCCCATCTCCCGTAAAGCTTTACCACGCCGCGGGCATCAATGCGATATGCGGTTCTTGAAGACGGATATATTTTGAGCAACATATCAGCTGGATCGACATTGCGATAAACAAAACCGCTCATATTCTCGCCGTTGAGAATAATCGTATGTCCTTCGTCGCGAAAAAATTTTTGTGCGAGCGCTGCGGATTTGACACCAAAAGTAGCGCCAAATAAGAATCCCAAAAAAATTAACGCAGCAATTTTTAATGTTTTCACCATATTACTATTCCTCCTCTTCTTGTTTTTTTATATACTTTTGATATGCAGCCTCGATTTCATCACAATCATATTCAGGTTCCCAAGTAGTACCCATTAGATTTTCCCAATTATCTGCGCTGTACCGTCGATATGTAGGAAAATCTTCTTTATCGGTTTCAATTATTACGCTAATAACCTCTCTGATTTCTAATACTTTAACCATATTATCACCTCCTTTTGCACCATCCAAAAAGTTACCTACACCCAAGAAGTAGGGTCATCAATTTGGGACGGTACCCCCCGTCGGGGGGGGTAGGGGGGTATGGGACCCATCGGTTTTTTTCCGGCGTTCCTGGAAAGAGAGGGCCTCAACGCGGCCACGGCCGGCGCAATCAGGGCAGGGCTCGGTTCTCCAGTGCGGGCGCTTGCCGATATAGACGCGCTGACCCGGCTGGATGTCCTCATAAAGTGGTTCGGATAGACGCAGAAACTCGAGGGTTCCGAGGCCGCCGCAACGCGAGCAGATCACCTCGATCGGCATGTCATCACCTCCTTGATTCTTCCTCCACCAGGACAAATAGGACCTGGTGGTAAAACAAGAGTCGACACCTGGCACCTGACACCTGACACCTGATTAGTGGTGAATATCCGGCCTGACACGGAATCAGGGGCCGTGACACCGAAATAGCCAATCCGGCCATGTCGATTATGCGACTCAATCGAGTTAGGTTCCACCTCGAAAAATCGCCTGTTTTCGCCTGTTTTCGCCCGTTTCTAAAACCATTTTCCGCGTTAGGGTACGATAATATTTAATATGTCAACGTTATTGAAATTATTACGTTTTTTAGCGTCATTTTCGCAGTGGATCAAAGTGGTCTGTCTCGCTTTTTCAACTCGACCTGCAATGCAGTCATACACAGATCCTCCCAGTCCGCGACCAGCCGCGAAAACCGCTTAAGATCCGCCCTGTCCAACAGCCACTCACGCTCTATCTCCTCGATCATCTCCTGGTATCGCGCATCAAACCCCTCGCTCAAGCAGAGATCGTGTTGCTCAGGCCCCTGCTCAATAACCTCTCTGACGTGCCGCGCATAATTCTCTACTCTTTGATGCGCAGCCCTGAAAATCCTGTCACAAAGCTTCCACGTGACGCCCTTACCAGCCTCGTTCCCAGCCTGATTAATCCCCTCTAAACCAATCTGCCTCACTCATCACCTCCGGAACCGACCTGCCTCATCCCTCGACCCATGAACTGAACCGGCCATCGTTTTCGCGCCCCTCTCGTCTTCGTTCATCTACGATCAAAAAAAGCGCAAAAAAGAGTCGACCAGAAAAAAAGGGAAACTCTGACCAACCGGGGTCGAACTCGCGCTTGTCGCAAGCGGCGCAAGCGCGACCCCGGTTGGTTGATACAGTTGTACGCGGTCATAAACGTCTGTAGCGGGGTATTTTACCCCAGTTTAATTAATGAGTCTTTTCGCACCCTTACAAAAGTGACAATTTGCGTCACAGTCATAAACGTCTGTACTGTAGGTTTTTATGTCCGCCATAAACGTCTGTTAAACTCGCCTCCATAACAGACGTTTATGACCGTTATGTTTTCCCTATGGGGTATTTTTCCCCACCTATTTACTTGCTGATTTTATTATCGATCTACCGCTAACAGCCCGGAAACCCGTGCCGGACATCCCTTTTTTGACCCCATAACAGACGTTTGTGACTGTGACGCAAATTGTCAACTTACGTTGTCCATAACAGACGTTTATGACACCCTTAATCGGGCTCAGGTCTCATCGTTTTTTCCCTGCTTTCTGTATCCTATCCAGCGATCATCTTTCGGTCTGGTGGCAGGCTGAAACTCTTTCGTGCCATAAAGTTTCCAGCGCTCGCTCACTTCATACAGCGAGACGTCCCCCCGGATCACGCCGCCGGAGTGTGCTATATTGAGGAAGCCCTTCTCAACCAACTGATCTATCGCTCTCACGAAACGCTTGCCGTTAATGCCCAGGCTTTCGGCCTGAGCGTACGTGAATGACAGTTCATCTGCATTGATACAGATCCACTCTCCTCTTTTTTTCTTGTGGGTTTTTCGACGCTCGAATTTTCGGCAGGAAAGAAACAGAAGGAGCACTTGAGGGGCCATGCCGGTAAGCGAAAGGAAGGCTGAAGACATTATCAGATCGCGTTCAACCGCTACCTGGCCGGGAGTGCGTTTTTTGGACATCTTTCATCTATAAAGAAGTGACTGGGTGTCAGGTGTCAGTATCCTGATACCTGACACCTGGCTTCAAATCAGATTAGATATTCCCTCATAAAATCGTATCGCCTCAAAAATCCATCCGGCACATTGAAGATCTTTAATTGCCCTGAGTAGTTAATCGGCTGCTTAAACTCCACGGCATTTTCCAGGACGAAACCCCAGGTCCCAAAAAACCAACGGGAATCATACGAGCTAACACAGTCAACTAATTCCGCTATGCCTACAATCGCCCCAAACACATGGTGTTCGCGGCTTGGCACGTATTCATCCATATACCCTGGTCCAAGGCGACCAGAGATAAAATCAGAGCCCTTTTTGTCCCACTTTTTACTCGCATGGATCAATATCGGACCACGGTATGGATCACGCCATGGGCGATTCTCTACATCCTTTCCCAGGTAAAAAATCGCATATGGCCATGGTGGTTTTAGACTAATTGCTTTCATAGCAATTCCTTAATGAGGTCTGCTTTGTAATCGGCGACTTGCTTCATGAGATAGCGGCCTATGGAATTCCTCGATCTTAAATTTGTATGGATTGTAATAATTATATGGTCCATTTCACACTTATGCTTCTTGTCTACCAGACTCAATTTGTATTTGTGATCCGGCAATTTACTCATTTCCAACATTATGAATGATGGCAGCATATCTTAATCAGCGGCGGGAACACCATACCGAATGATGTGGATTTGGATAGAAACATACACCACACACTTCAAGATGATAGACAAGATCATGCTTGGTTATCCTGTCTTCACACCACGTCACTTCCTCGATAGGCTCTCCATAATCATCCGACCATTGCAGGTAGATTGTCTTTGGGGCCTCTTCTTTTGATTTAATCATAAGCCTTCTAACAACCGTGGTTTATTAGACCGCCCCCACTCTATTCCAAATCAAATTCTCCAGCCTTCACCCCTTTGATAAAAGCTGTCCATTCATTTTTGCGGCGGCTGGTTAGCCTCTCGACTCATATAATTTACAAATATTATGCTTATTTACAACCTGCTCTTTAAAAGCTTTTTTATGGCCTGATACTATATTAATATGGGCATATAGTAAACGACACCATGTTCCCTCATAACTACACCCCCATCCTCCATATCGATTCTCGCCATGAAAACAATTAAAACAACATTTTGTAGGCTCTGTTTTAACGAGAGAGCCTTTTATTTCCTTAATTATATTGTTTGCATCCCTTGCTCGTTTTATATCTTGTTGCTTTTTTTCAACTATTTGTTCTGGACTATATCTTCTCATTCTTCGCCGTCTCATAACCTTAATCCTTTCGTTCCCGATGGGCTACGCCTGCCTACATTGATAGTCATGTTTAGCCTCCATTTCTAATTCCAGGTCGTCCCTCAGTTTATTTTAGATTAAACTCTCCAGCCTTTATCCCTTTGATAAAAGCTATCCACTCATCTCTTGTGTAAGAGATCTGATTATCAGGAAAACCGCTGTGTCTCGTACGACTATGTCTTACCAAGACACAATCCTTTCCTCTTTTTACTTCCACGCACGTGAACTGCCGAGTCGGAACTGAATACGATGATTTCTTGAATTCTAAATCTAACATAATCTCCTCCTTTCAATGGAGGGCGGTCTAACACGGAACCACCTTTTTTGGTGAGAGACGACCTGAAAAAATGATATTTTCTAACCTCAGGGCTGGAATCTCTCTGAGATCAAAAGATTAACCAAATCACTTCTTAGTTCATTCCGGTTTTTAGGATTTCCATATTCATCTTTATCAATCTTTGCAATCGGATCCTTTAAGTCTTGTCGAAGCCCATCCTTTTTGCTTCGTTTCTGCCGGGGTGGCCAAGAGCGATAAACACCAAATATATCTTTCATGTTTGTTCTCCAAGATTAATTGTACCTATGTAATAATTTTAATTACATTAGCTTCTGAATCATCAACTTTTTCAATATCAACTCCTCTATATTCACAGGGTGTTGGGGCACCCATAGCCTATTCTCCCCATTACGGCACGGGATATCCCGTATCGGGTTCAGTAATTGGTTAGCCGTCATTTGCCCAGTAAGACATTTCCTCATTCGCAGCATCTTCAGGATCGTCATTGTAGTCATGTTCACCCGTACCAGCTTTCAATGTATCTTCTGCCTCTGTTCTGGTAAGCCCTCCGCGTTTTTGAAGATGGGCTATATATCGCTTATGCCATTCCTCTTGGTTCATGGTTTGTGCCCTCCTGGGGCCTTCGATCGAAATAATGGTATGTCTCTTGATGATGTGCGCCGAATCCAATCCATGTATGCCTCTGGGGAGTCATAGCCCAGGTCTTGCCAGATGTTCGAAACGCGTTGCTTTCTGGGCAGTGATGCCGGATTTTTCACGACTATCGGAAATGCCAATTGCTTATCCTTCGGCTTCGACGGGCGAGCAATCGGCCTGTGTTCTTTTTCCGGGTCTTGCTGGATCTCGTGAATGCTCATTGCTAATCAGGTGTCAGGTGTCAGTGTTCAGGAATCAGGACCGATCACAAAGCTTTCCGGCCTGGCGGCCACGGCCTGGCCCAACATAGAGATGATCACATGCTCAGGGGTGACATACAGCCGCCGTGCCATGCTGAAGATAATATCCCTGAGCCCGGGAAACCGGGTTAAGTCAATGGCTACCTGGGACTCCGGAATCGTCTCTACAACCTGCCCTCGTGATTTCATTTTAGCTTTCTTTGGTCTCCGCTGTTTATATTTCGGCCACCCGGGGAGATCCCCGCGTATCCATTTGCCATAATGCATCGAACACAAGCCGCGAGCTTTATGGGGGTTGTCACACTCCGGAAACTCGCATACTTTTTTTTCGCCGGGCTTTGCCCGCTTGCCTGACTTCTCGCCTGTTTTCTTCGTTACGTTTTTCTCCCTTTTTGCCTTATTCATGATTACACCCATGCAATAGCCGCACAAGCCATTTACTACCCGCCCAGCCGAGTTAAGCGTGGCCGGCTTCTTACCACACTTTTTGCACATTATTATTTGCGGCGTCAGGTTAGAGGTTTCGTTTAGATCGGGAATCGGCAAATCTTCCCACGACTCACTATTTATATATGCCAACAGTCGCTGGCACTCTTTTGAGCAGTGAGTTTTATCCTCGTCTTTTCTCTCGCAGTTAAGACAAGGTGATTGATGTTTCATAACTTTTTCTCTAGGGTTTTTTTGCAGTCAAGACAAATACCGTGAGATATTTCCTCTTTAGGCTCTGCATTGTCTCGACTCAATTCTTTTTTACACCATGCGCAAATTTTAATCATGCTTGCCCCTTCCTTTTCGAATATTCGATCCGGCCGGCATTTTCTTTAAATGTCACACAAAGGAAAACGCTCTGGATCCAGGCATTTCTTTTTTAACATGCCTTCTTTCCAACCATTCGCCTGCCCTTGGTATGCAGGGCACGCATACGTGGACTTTGACAATAACTCCGTCATCATCCAGTGTGACCCGGTGCGTGGCTGCCCGGTGCTCACAGATCAGGCACGGAAACCAACTTGGATCCGGAACCAGAAACTTCCACTTGATTTCTTCTACATCGATAGTTTTTGCTGGCATTTTTCCTCCTTCATCATCTAGTGACGATCTCTTCCTGACCTCCCACGGACAAACAAGTTTGTCCATGCCACCCCCCCTGTTCTCTGCCTTCTGTCCTCACCACGGCAACTCATTCCATTCACGGCCATCCAGGAGCCGGCCTGTAACCTTACGACCTACACGTTTAAATCTTTTATCCCATGGCATTGAGTGCATATGTGGATTATGTATCCATTCGCCCCATTGCTTAAAAAAGAAGGGCACACCGGCCGCAAGGCAATCATCCCGCACCTTCCGTGGCCAGTCTGGATGCATGGGCCTTGCTTTGGGACCGGTTTCGCCGCCCAGGATGACGCCGTCAAAAAGAGCCGGAACCTGTTCACCCGTTTCGGCTTCATAGGAAAAGCAATGGTGCCCCCCATCATCTCCAGATAGATCGATACTACCCAAACATGGCTCGATGCTTAGGAAAGTTTTTATGCCGGTTCGGGCTTTAAGCTCCAGCACAAATTCTAACCTTGACTCCAGTCGTGCTTGGTTTTCTCCAGTTATCGCGAAAAAGATATTATCTCCTGGCGACTCAAAACCCCACCAATCCCTAAACCATTCCAATAATCTTCGACCCCGCTTGGTGCAAATCAGAAATACGTCATAATATGCGCACTTCATGCACTGAAGTACATCCTCGATAAATTCGTCCGGCACATTCTCATGAAACAAGTCATTCCATACCGACCATACCCGGCGCGTTCGCCCTGGCCGACAAATCTTTTTTAGATCATCATGCATCAGCCGGATCTGGCCATGGAACGTGGGCCGCCCATTGCGAATCGTTGTCAGGCCTCTGTGCCTGAGCCGGATCTTCGGGTTCTTTTGGTATGACCTCATATAGGATTGAGCCGCAGACCAGCAATTCAGACACCCCTCACTCACCGGCCTACACCCTTCCACCAGGCTCAATGCCCGATCCCAATATTTATCGCTCGACAGATCCATAAGCTCCTTTCATTCCGCCATCTACTTGCTCTGCCAGTCTCAGCTTCCATAGTTTTCTATAATCTTGATCCGGAGACAGCTCTCCGGCAACGATTTGTTTAACAAGAGACGTTACGATTTCCTTGGCTTTATTGACATCTACACCATGAAATTGAAGAATGACGTCAGGGGGGGTTAAGATATCGGCTGGTTTTTCATAGATGTGATCCAGATCCGGTAATGGCTTTTCGGGATTTAATGCCACGATCATTACTTCATACATTGCTTCTGGGTATTTTTTAAAGGCAGGGAGAGCTCCCGGGATTTCCTCAAGAGTTATCAAACTTACGATCCAATGATCCCAACATGGATGGTAGTTATTTCCCTGGACAATATAACTCATTAACGTGGCTTGGTGTTCTGGCTCCCTTAGAATTTTCGGTAGATCCAGTCGCCATGCCATACCTGAATCGCCATGAAAATCGGGGGGTTTAGTATTCATCATTTCCTCTCTGTCTGTCTTTTCCATCTGTCCTCTCGGAGCCGGGCGCGGTTGTCCAGTGTCCAGGTGTCAGGTGTCAGGACCTGAATACTGAAACCTGACACCTGGTCAATATTCAATCGACAATTCAAATTCATCCGCTCGTCTTCGTATTTTGCGCCACTTATGATATTTCGGATTCACACCTGCATTCTCAAACACGTACTTTCGATGCCGTTGTAACTCTGGGGAATTTCCAAACAGGAACCAATAAGCATTTTGCCGGATTGATTTATTGTTTTTCCCGTGGTCAGAATCCTTCCCTTTGTTATCAAGAAACAGATTTTCAACAGCCCTAAGAACAACTGCCAACCAAAGCCTCTTTTCCGGAGCAAATGGGTTCATGCACACTTAGCCTTAATCCTGTCACGATCGTCGATTCTGTCGCGTTTTTTCCTCGTAGCTAGCTGAACTGAACGACTAATCAGGGCGCTCCGCCTGCCAGCCGCACTCTTTCGTGGATTCGGATTGGGATCTGTCCCAAATCGATATGGATAGTATCCACATTCCGACACTGGACATTTAAGAATTTCGGTCGGGGTAGTGACGGGCCACACGTTCTCATGGACACGTGGCCCGCCCATGCACTCCGAGCAGTTTTGCCGGATCATTCGCAATAGGTCAGCTTTGGTTGCCATTAGCTATACAGGTTCAGGAATTGGTCTATTTGGAGAATATGCCAAATTGGTTGACTTGTTCTTTCTGCGTGCATTCCAAGCGTGGATACATTTAACAAGAATTTCTCTCGGCTTTGCAATATGTTTAACATACGATCCTGGAAGACCAACCCGAATAAGATATTCTCTTAATGTAAATTCAGGGGCTGTGTTTTTTAATTGTCCTCCATCACAGACTTTTGCCCAGAAAAGTTTTGTATCCCATGATGAATTATCTTTGTTAATATTTGCTTTCCAGGTTAAATAAATAGCAGCTACAACAGGTCTTCTTGCCACATGTCTATTAGAAGGCGTTATCCTGTGTCCAAATATTTGGCTTAATAACTCGCCAAAATCCATATTCTTTTCAAGTAATTCGCTTTTAATGACGGGATGAACATATTTTTCTCCATAGTGAACATATGTCATCGCCGAAACTACTAGCTTTGAAATTTTTTCGTTCCACGAGGGGGACAAAGCAAAATGGCTTGCTCTTGTTAGGTAGGTTAAGGTTCGTGTCAGATGCGTATCATATCGATTGTATATTTTGGATAAGTGATTAATTTTGTCATACTCCCATCTTTCCAACACACAAGTCACAGTTTTTCCTGATCGACTGATTGCGGGTAATTGATGATTGCCATTCATAAGCAAGTCTTCTTTTTCTCCAGCCTTCCTCGCTACACCAATAAGGCCGGTACCAAATAGACCTCGCTTAATTTGGTCACAAAGAAAGTTTATATGTTCTGATTTTACAGTTCTTTGTCCGCCATACGTATCGAAATTTAACCATTGTGCTGCAAGGCCTGGCTCTACTTCGATCAATTCTTTTGATATTAGTTTTAAGCTCATGTTTTCTCTCCCTCGCTATTAACAGGCAATTATGTTGTAAATGATCCCCAGGTGATAAAAGATAGATTCTGGTTCCATTTTTTGCCAATTTGAATGTTTGGCGTCGAGAATTATTCCTTTGACATTTTCAATCGCTTCTTCGAATTCTTTAGTTACCTTGCCTTCAGTTCCCTGCCGAAACCATAACCGTTTTTTACCAGCCCCCTTTCTCTTACCACCCCGGTATGTGCCATCTTTGGCCTTCTTCTTGGGCGTTTGATTTGTTTGATTTCCTTCGGATTCCGTGTGATTTTCTGGGGTTGGGTCATTGGGTTCATTTGAACCCACAGCACGTTTACTCTTTGTCCTAAGTGTCTCGGGGCTAACCTCTTCCCCCAGCAGCTCGGTGAGCTGTTCGGCGAGGACTCTAGCTGCGTATCTGCGAGACCACCCCTTTTCTTTAATGTAATGATCCAACTCCTCTTTAACCTCAAATTTACAAAGAAATTTACAAAGCTCTGAGGTTGCCATTTTCTTTCCTGACTTCCTTACCATCCCGATAACTCCTTGATTTTGTTAATATGCACCGTTGGTACTACCATGTTAAACGCCGTGTGCTTTTATTTGCATTCAGATATTTCAAAATATACCGATGTATAAGCTTAGAGGGGTTATGTTTGCAAAATCATTGTTATTGTGTTAGGCGTACCCCATAGTCTGACGGCCCAGTGTCAGAGCCCTTGAGGGAGGGCAGACCCGTCTGCGAAGCAAGCTTGGCGGGCGGGCGTAGGGGTACGCCTTTTTTCATGGACTGGCGAGTCGCTCTCGTCGTCGTCGCGGTTCGTATCTCGCCCACTCTATGATCTTTTTGCGATCGAAAATATATTTGCGGCTGCCGGGAGGTTTGATTATCGCATCCTCGGGGATCCGGCCGCCGGCCGCCATGCTGCGCACATGGTTTGGGGCAAGACGAAGGTAATCGGCCAGCTCCTGGACGGTCATGGTCATTGATATTGTTTCGGTCATGGATCACCTATGGGTTTATGGAGGAGCGACGCCCCTCCCTGGAAAAATACCTCTCAGAAAGGAGGCCAACTATGTTGACCAAACTTTTGAGAGGGGCGCGCTCTGTGACGCGGATGAATTCGGGGTAGCCAGGGACCTAGGAAATCCCCGGTCCCAAATTCACCCGCAGCCGGAGGCAGTAGTAATAGTAATAGTCCTGAGGGGTTGTACCAGGCATGCCGGCCTCAAGGGACAGCTATTACAGCGCCTCTCCACCATAAAATCCCCCTCACGTAATACAGGTTAGCAGGGGATAATATATGACAACGCAATTCTGTCAAGAAAAAAATTAAGCTGTAATGAAAAAACTTGATCTACAAATAGATATTGATGCTGTGCGGAAGCGAATAGAGCGTGACATGGAAGGTTATAAAGCGTCTCAATGGGCTCAAAAGCTTGGTGTTTCCCGAAGTGTGGTTTCTAATATCCATGGGAAAAAAAGGAAAAACAGTAAGAAGGTAGAACGTCAAGATCCCTCGCTCGAATACATCATAACTGTATCCAGAGTAACCAACAAGCCGATAGAGTATTATTTGTATGGCGAGGCTTACAGAGAGGTCGCAGAAGAGACGATCTCGCCGGGGCGTATATCTGAATATGCGCAAAAAGGAGAATGCCCTTTTCGGAACAAAGAGCTGGCTCTGAGGGTCAAGGAGGACCTCGCCTATATCGAGGCAAACCTGCCGCTAGAATATTTATGGCTGGTCGAGAAAATCAGAGGAAAGGTAGATATTGACAAGTTTTTTAAAAAAAAACGAAAAGACGTCTGAGGGTGGTAAAATGAAAGCAAGGGGTCGTCCATGGGGCTGGCCACTCATAATTGAAACATTAGAGAAAACAAACTCAAAGAGGAGGTAAATCATGAAAATGTTAATTACTTCCATTATTTTGGTACTTTTTGCAGTGGGTCCGGTAATGGCGGATGAAAATTACATTGGGTTTGGGGTGGGATTAGTGCATCCAGCGGATTTGGAATCAGAAGACAAAACAGCCGACAGCGATATCGTACTTTCTGATCTCGACCTGGATAGTGGCTTCGCATGGGCGCTCAGATTTGGGCACATCATTGAAAAAGAAAACGCGAACATTGCTATTGAGCTTGAGGGAATGGCGATTCACGGAACAAATGTAAGAAATCAATATTACTATTCTGTCGATCCCGACATAAATATACAAGGAAATGTTTCTGCTAAAACCCTGATGTTCAATATTCTGGCGGGGCCACGATATGAAAATATCTGGATCTATGGCGGGCCGGGATTTGGTTGGGCATGGTTTGATATGGATGACATATATCTAATCCTACCGGAAGGATGGGTATGGATTCCGGATAATAACAGAAGTTATCGAATCGGTAATGCAGATGATGAATGTTTTGGATGGCAGCTAAATTTAGGTCTAATGGCCGATATCGCTGAAAACGTGTCTCTTGGTGTGCGCTATGCGTTTTTTCACGCGGAGCCGCGCTTTTCAAAGGGCGCGGATTTTGACGTCAAGACAACCTATGAGGCTCATATTGTTACCGTGGGCTTCAACTTCTATTTCTGAAAGATTTCTCGCTTCGCTCGAAATGACAAAAGAGTTGTAAAATATTCATCAAAATATTCTCTGAATTTACAGAATATGGCCAGGATCTCCAAACTCGTCAATAAGCATCGCCTGCGGTACAAGGTCTATTTTCCGGATGGGGAGATTGTGGAGCGGAGCCGGCTGGTGGATAGCGTGCGGGTGGCCAGGGAGAAGATGGTGCTGGCCAATGAGATCGAAGTGCATACGGCCGGGCAAACGTACTCGAGCAGGGATGTGATCATCTGGCACAATGCGCGGCTCATCTCCAGGGCGGACCGCGCCCGACTCGAGGGGGACCTGCCCGGGCACGGGAAGACGCTCTCGGACTGTCTCGATGAATGGGAAGCCACGTGGACTGTCTGTCCTGAGGAGATCGAAAGCCGATCAGCCAGGAGAAAAAACATCGAAACGATCCTGGGCAAGGACACGCCGATCAAAAGCCTCGAGTTCACCGACGGTCTGGTCATGGTCAACGAGCTGAAGGCGCGTGGACGAAAGGTGACCTATATTAGAAAGCATGTCCGGGACCTGAAGAGCGCCTTCAATCATCAGCTCGCGATCCGGTACCTCCCGTACAACGCCTTTGCAACGCTTTCGGCCGGCCGGACACCTCCTGAGGAAAAAATCAAACACGCAATTCTCACAGACGACCAGATCCGGGAGGTCCTGGATCGCGCTGACAAAAAAGACCGGCAAGACCGGCCATGGCTTCAGGGTACCCTCACGCTTCACCTGCTCATGTTTTTCGGGCTCGGGATCCGGAGAAAAGAAGTGCTGTTGGCCCGGTGGGCCATGATCGATTGGAAGGAACGCTCCATCACCCTGCCGGCAGAGATCACAAAGACGAAAAAAAAGCGCACGATCGGTCTGGGGACTCGGCTGTATAATGAGCTGAAAGCTCAAAGTTCAAAGCTCAAAGCCGAAACCTCAAAGGATGTTCCAAAATCGGAAATCCAAAATCCAAAATCGGAATTCATCCTGCCAAGGTTACATCCGGAGACGGTCTCAAAAGCGATCCGGACGCTTTTCCGGGAATGCGGCATCGTGGCCCGCCTCCATGATGCCAGGCACACATACACGACCATGCTCCAGGACGTCGGCGTACCGCCTCACCGCGCCATGGGCCGTACGGGCCATGCCGACATGCGCATGTTGTCGCATTACAGCCACGGAGATTTTGATGAAGTTTATGAGGATAGGTTTGGATTTATGAAAGACAAGTGA